TTTATTTTGGGTTGACAGTGATTTGATAATTCATGAAAAAACATTAGATACTTTAATTAATCGAAATGTTGATATAATCGGAAATATATTTTGGACAGAATGGCCGGAAACAACAAAACAAGGCTTTAAAGAAATGCCAAACTGCTGGGATATTGATCAATATAATTTTGTTGAAGGATTTGACAAATATAGAGAAAAAGGTATCTATTATGTTGGAGGAACCGGAGCATGTATTCTTGTAAATGTAAATGTGTATAGGAATGGAGCTAATTATAATTATATACCAAATGTTTCTTTTTCAATTTGGGAAGACAGAGCTTTTTGTATTAGAGCTACTGTTTTAGGATACCCAATTTTGATTGATACTACTTATCCAGCAAAACATCTATATACTGAAAAAATAGCAAAGGAATATTTCGAAAATGAATATAAATTTTGTGATAAAATGGAGGTGGAGAAAGTTGAATAAATTTTTTACTGTGGATGATGAAAAATTAAATAGTTTAGATGATTTTAAAATTTCTGCTGAATGGTGGTCAAGGTCTTACGAATACGCTTTTGCAGATAAGTTTTTGAAAAAAGATGAAATAATTATTGACGCTGGTTGTGGTATAGAGCATCCATTTAAATTTTATGCAGCTAAAAGATGTAAAAAAGTTTATGCAATTGACAGAGATAAAAGACTTGAAACATTAGAAAAGAAAGAAAACATTGAATACATTTGTAATAATCTTGAAAATTTTAAGTTAAAAGAGCCATGTGATAAAATATTTTGCATAAGTGTACTTGAACATATACCAAATCTTTTGCCAGTTATCGAAAATTTTGCCAAAAACATAAAAGAAGGTGGCCAATTAATTTTAACAGTTGATTTTCCTTTACTAAGACCTGAATTATTAGTTGAAATGTTAAAACAAAAATTTATAATAGGCAAACAGAATTATAAAGAATCTGATAAAGATTTATATTCATCACTTTATTCTTTAAAATGTTATTCATTAGTTGCTAAAAGGAAGTGCAAATAAATGGATGTTGAATTAAAATTATTGACTGAGCCAACTGTTTCTATTTTAGGAATTACAGAAACTAAAAATTTTTTAAAAGTTGAACACACTGAAGATGATGATTTAATCGAAGATATAATAATTCCTGCTGCTGTTAGTTTTGTTGAAGAAGAAACTTATATAGATACATCTCCTCGGAAATGGCAACAAAACCAAGAGGGTGATGTTGACCAGATAGAATTATTTAAAGGCCCGGTTATTTCGGTTGATGAAATCAAGTATTATGATGATTTTGACAGTACAGGAAGTTTACTGACTGAATCAACTGATTTTAGAATTGCTGACCAAAAATTAATTCATGTTGATGATTATTGGGACAAACAAAGACCAATTGATGGATACCAAATAAAATATACTACTGGATTATTTACAAATGCAAATTATACATCAAGTACAGATCCAAGATTGTCAAAATTTAAAAAAGCTGCTTTAAGATTTGCTGCATGGCTATACGAAAATCGTGAAATGTATATAGTAACAGTAAATGAATCATTTTCAGTAAATTATAATTACGACAACGTTCCTCCAGAAATTATTAGATTATTAAGGCCTCACATGAGAGATTGTTTTATGTAAATGTAAAAGGAGTGTTTTGAATGAGATATAGGAGCAGAATAACATTGCAATCAGCTACGACAGCATCGTGGAAAGGTGGCTGTATCTCAACGACATGGAATACTGTCAATACTTACTGGGCAAATGTTTCCGAAGAAGGAAAGGAAAATTATGATAATGTTAAAGGGCAACAAGATACTATGTTAAAAATAGTAATGCGTAGCCAGATAACTTTATCGAAAGAATATAACAGATTTCTTTTTTTCGGAAAAACAGTCCACATTGAAACAATTAATGACAAATCTAACAAAGACAGAAATATAACAATAATTGGTAGAGTTTATGAATGAGGTGTAAATTATGCTTGCTGTTAATTTAAGAGGAGTTGCAAAAATAAATAGAAGATTTGAAAGAATGCCTAATCAATTAAAACAAAAATTGTCTAAAACTATCAGACAAACTGCAATTATACATATTGAAACAGTTGCAAAAAATAAATTAACATCTGACAAGCATGTTGATACTGGGAGATTACGGGCAAGTATACATACTGAATATAAAGGAACAGAGAGAATTTTACTAGGTAAAATAACAGATGAATTAGGTTGTATTGTAGGAACAAATGTTGAATATGCAAGATATGTTGAAAGAATTGATTCATATTTGGCATATGCATTTAAAAAGGCTAGACCAATATTATTGAGGAAAGTAAGAGAAGTTTTAAAGGAAGTGATTTGATTGGGTGTACAGACACTAGAATTTGAAGCTCAAACAGCTTTATTCAGTGCATTAACTAGCAGTGCAACTTTTATGACTGCTGTTTCAAATAAAATTTTTGATACTCCGCCTGATAATAAAGCATATCCTTATGTTTGTTTAGAGAGTACAAATAACGACCCATTTAATAGGCATGGGAAAAAAGGATTAAATGTTTATTTTACATTTGAAATATATACTAATGTTGGCGAACTTGGAAGCTATACAGCTAAAAATATTAAAGGAATTATGGATGATGTTTTAAATATGAAAAAATTTAATTTAGAAACAGCAAGTTTTAAAATGGATATTTGCAAATTTGCTAATTCAGATACATTTAAAAATAAGGATATAAATGGCATGAGTGTTATATATATGACAATTTTAAGAAATACAACTAATTATTAAGGAGGGATAAAGTATGTTTGCAAATGGTGCAACATTAAAGTTTGGAACTACAAATACAGTTAGTGAGCTTACAAATATTACTTTTGGTGGATATGATGCGGATGATTTAGACACAACTACTCACAATTCGACTACAAAATTTCGCACATTTGAAAAAGGTTTAACAGACGCTGGAGTTGTTGATTTTGAAGGATTAGGAGATCAGGAAGATATTGATATTTTACATCCTTTGGCTACAACAACAACACTTCAATCTATTACTATTACGGTTCCTACAACTCCAAGTGTCTCAAAATTTGAATGCAATGGTTTTATAAACTCATTTGAAGTTGGTGCACCACATGATGATTTAATTTCGGTTTCGGGAAGTATAAAAATTAGTGGTAAACCAACTTACAGCAAAGTATAAGAAGGTGTAAAATATGTTATTAAAAGCGGGCGCAAAGCAATATAAAATTGAATACGATATGAATGCAATATGTGAATTTGAAGAAATAACAGGAATGCAAGTTGCTTATATGACAAATCGTTCATTGAGTGGATTGAATTCTTTAAGAGCTTTGATTTGGGCAGGACTTATTAAACATCAACCTGACTTAAATTTAAAAGATGCTGGAAATATACTAAATGAATTTTTTAAAAGTGGTAAAAAAATAGATACTTTATATAATATAATTTTTTCTGAACTTGAAAAGTTAGAATTTTTTAAAAAAAATGAAAAAGCTGATTATACAAATCAAGAAAAAAAAAGAAAAAGTACAAAGAACAATGTTTAGAAATTTATAAATTACTTATTCCATACAATGTAGATTATTTTTATTTTATGCAACTAAACCCAAAAATAATTTATCAGATGATTGACTGTTTCCGGAAAAAAGAAATTGAAAAAGAAAATTTAATGAATCTAAGATTCGGTCAAGTTTGTGCAACTATTGCAAATGTTAATAAACGTAGAGGCAGACGATATAAAGCGACAGATTTTATAACTCCTATAAAAGAAAAAAAAGTTCAAACAAATGAACAAATGGCAAAGACATTAGAAAATATTACAAGAGCATTGGGGGGAACAATAAGTGCCTGATGAAGATATGACTATTAATATCAATTCAGATATTAAAAATGCAGAACAGGGAATCGAAAAAATAAATAAAAAATTTGGAGAAATGGCTAAAATAGTTGGTGGTTTTGCTCTTGGTGCTGCTGCTGCTATAGGTTCTTTTGCTGTTGGTGTTGGTCTAAAAGCAGTTGATTCTACCAGACAACTTGATTCTGCTGTAAAAAATCTTAGTAATCAAGTTGGTGCTGGTTCACAAGAAATGAAAGAGTATGAAGGAATCATTACAGATATATACAAAAAAGATATTGGCGAAAATTTTCAGGATGTTGCGAATATGATTGCTGAAGTTAGAAAACAAACTCAACTTTCGGGAGATGCTCTTAAAGATTTTACTACTTATGCTGCAAAATTTGGAAATGTTTATAATGCAGAAATAGTTGAATCAACTAGAAGTGCGAACATGTTAATGAATCAGTTTGGAATCGAGTCTGAAGAAGCATTCAATTTAATGGTTCAGGGAATGGAACAAGGATTAAATAAAAATGATGATTTTCTTGATTCAATAAATGAATATTCAACACATTTTAAAGATTTAGGTTTTGATGCTGAGGAAATGTTTAGTTTATATGTAAAAGGAACTAAAGAAGGAGCCTGGTCAATTGATAAGCTTGGCGATGCTATTAAAGAATTCAACATAAGGTCAAATGATAGTTCAAAAACAACTATACAAGCGTTTAAAGATTTAGGTTTTAATGCTGATGAAACAATGAAAATATTTGCTGAAGGTGGAGATAAAGCAAATAATAAATTTAAAGATATAATAAAATCAATAGGCAATGTAAAAGATAAAGTAAAACAAGATGAAATTGGGGTAGCTTTGTTTGGAACACAGTGGGAAGACCTTGGTGCTAAAGTTGTTTTGAGTCTAGCAGATGTTCAAAATAGTTTTGATAAAACTGTTGAAAAGGCTGAAGGGTTAAATTCTGTACAATATACTAGTTTGGACAGTATGATTTCTACATTAGGAAGGACAATAGAAGTTGATTTATTAATTCCTATTGGACAAGAATTAATGCCACTTGTAATGGATTTATTAGATGGAGCTGCTGAAAAACTTCCAGGTGTTATTGAACAATTTAAAGAATGGGGAGACACTGTAAAAAAATATTTTGAAGATTCTGATGGAATAGAAAAATTTTGGGCAGATATTTGGAGTATGCCAACTAGTAGCAATCAGTTTTTGGGTGATCTTAGAACTCATTTAAATAATATAAAAAAAATTTTTACGGATGCATTTGGAGAAATGGGAAGAAATGCAGCTGAAAAATTTGGTAGCCTCATAGCTAAAGCATATACATGGGGTAGAAATTTAATTAAATCTTTTGTTGCTGGAATGTATGCAACATTTACAAGTATTGAATATGCTGTTAAAAATGCAGCAAAAATAATAAAATCTTATCTTGGTTGGTATAGTCCGACTGAAAAGGGACCTGGTAGGGACTCAGACAAATGGGGTCCAAATTTCATGGATATGCTTGCAAGCGGAATAAATATGAATTTACATAATTTAGAAAGTTCTGTGTCAGCGGGAGCGAGTTCGATGGAAAATGGATTTAGTCAAAATATTGTAAGACCTCAGCCATTTATAGGTGGAGGAGTTCAGTTAATCAACGCAAACATTTGGAATGAAACTATGTTAAACATGTTGATGAATCGTATTAAAAAAGAATTGGTTGTTGGAGGTATTTAATGAGTGAAATAACAGCTACTGTTTGTAGTGTTACAATTGAAGTTTTAGAATTTAAAAGAATAGCAGTTTTAGAAGCTGGGTCAACAGCAACTATCGCTTCTTTGACAGCCCATGGACAATCTGTTGGTGATTTTTTTGTTAACATTACAAGAGCAGCTGCCCCATCAAGACGATTTTTTCCAAAAAATTTACCTTTGCTTGGTGCAGGTAGAAGAAAAGTATTATATGTTAGTACGAATTATATGAGCAACTATACTGTATATGATCCTGATGGTGGATATCAGAATGAAGGTGATTTAGTTGCTCTTTATAAGTTTGAAAATAAAACAGCCTATTTAAAAGACGGTTCTTTTAATGCATTGATAACCGCTCAACAAGAAAGTGATTATTGCAGTTTTATTTTGAACACAAATTGGACAAAAAATGTAAATGTGTTTTTTTCTGATGGAAGAAATGCTTTTTCAATCCCTACTAATTATGAATGGAATTGGACAACCAAAACATGGGTTAGTAAAACAGGATATAATTACGTTAGATATCAAACTAATGCCGAAAAGGTTGTTGATAATTATGTTTTTGGAGGTAATATAGTAATAGGAGCTACAACCTCTTCTGGTGCTGCTACAGCAACAAAGTATAATATTAGTGGGGACTCATGGAGTAATCTAACTAGTGCAAATGATGCAAGATACAATGCATTTAGTGCTCAAATAGATAATATTATATATTGGTATGGTGGACAAGGTCCTACAGGTGGACCAATTGAAAAATATGATCCTGGTTCTGATACTTGGACATCTTTGACAGCTCATGGAACTCAATATCATTCTGGACAAGGTTCAAATGTCGGGAAAGTGTTGTTTTGCAATTATATGGTTACAGGTTCAGCTAGCTTTGAAACTACAGATATTTTATATGTACCTGGGCAAGATGTTTGGGCAAACTATCCTGTCGATAATTCTGCACCTTCAAGAATGAAAGCACGCTCAGGTTATAATATTGATGGATTTAGAAGCCAAATTCTTGGAGGAACAACAAATGGAACAGCTTCAGCTGTCGTTGCTTACAATACAAGTGCAAATATAACTTGTAAAATTTATTCCGAAAAAACAGAAATTCCAGTTGCATCAATGGAAGGAATGGCAGCAGGTATGGACAAATATGCTTTTTATGGTGGAGGTCTTTGTTCTGCAAGTACTCGACTTTCTACAGCTTATTATTATACAGATGTTAGAGATGTATGGACTTCAGTTGATAATCTTCCAGTCTCACAAGCTCAAGGAATGGGGGTATAATATATGAGTATGGATTATATTATACAGAAAGGGCAAATGGTAAGAATATCAATAAACGAAACAAAAATAATAACTGGTATTTGTAATTTTGATGAAAGACAAAAAACACATGCTAACGGTCAAAATGATGGAATTTTACTGTGGAAATATACAGTTAATTCAATCAAATTAGCATTGAATAAAATTACTTGCTATATTAATTACTCAGATTCTGCTTATGCAAATATTGCATTATCTTTAATACCAGTAGAATTAGGAATTTCAAATGGTAGAATAACAACAGGTGAATCATCAACTCACACATGGGAAAATGCTGGAAAAACAATAGCCCAAACATATGATTTATTAGCAAAAGAAACAGGATTATCCTGGTGGATTGATCCAGATTTAAAATTAAATTTTTGTGAAAATGAAAGTATTATACAAGAAGCTCCATATAATTTAGATCAAGATTTTGGTACTAATTTTGAAGATTATAGAAATGTTGTAGTAAATGGAAATTATTCTGAATATGCAAATAGCGTTGAAATAGTTAGCAATGAATATGAAGGTGTATTAATTGAAGGAATGCAATATTCTCATGAAGAACATTGTGACCTTTTAAATATTTGTGGTTATTACGCATTTTCTACAAAAGTAATTTCAGATAACAATTATTTTTATCCACCAGATGAAGAAAATGAAATGGATGCTGGAAGTTCAACAGGCTATGTTGTTGATGATTATGCATCAGCAGATCAACCTACTATTGAGTTTGGGGATTTTGTTCAAAATAGGAGTGAAGATTCTCAAAATTTTGGTTTTGTTTCCACCATAACAATGAATAGCACTACATCAAGTAGATTTTATGCTTACAATATGTTAGCTGCTGATGGTGATTCAATATATTATTTTCCAACTTTAAATAGTGTTTTAAAAAAAGAAGTTAACTCAAAAAGCGCATACCCTCCAGAAACATTAACATTTAACACATATACTCCTGGATTTTTGCCTAGACAAAGATTATATGCAAATCTTCCCGATATAGGAAGTGAAGGATATTTTTTAATTAACCAGATATTAATTACAGATTTAACATGCAATAAATTTGAATTTTCAATAACTGCTGAAAAGAAAAATTACTCTGATTGGATTACAAAATCAGATAAAGGATATATGAGTTTATTTAAAAATTTTTAAAGGAGAAAAATAATGTTAAATGAATTATTAAAAGACTACAATCCAAAGCACAGTAGGTATCAGATATCTAATTACATAATCGCTTTAAATGGGAGAACTACATATGGACAATATAAACAAGTACTTAGGGAACTATTTCCTAGAGTTAATAATATTACACAAGCAATTGCAGAAATTAACATCATAGAACAAGAAATTGAAATAGCAAAAGAACCTAGTTTTGAAAATTTTGGGAATAAATACAAAATTGAAAAAATTAAACAAGACAGAAAACATGTTCAATTAAAACAGCAAAAAGACCATTTGCGTATACAGTTAAATGAATTTAAAGAATTTTATAGTATTGCATTGCAATTAAAGGATAAGCTTGGCGAATTGACTGAAGAAAGAAAAGAAGAATTAGAAAAAGAATATTGGGTAACAACTTTCAAAGAGAGAATAGCTTTAGAATTAGCATGTAATGGTATGGTAAGTCAACATACATTAGAAACCATTTTAGCTATGCCAGAAAGGACCGAAATATTTGTGCATATAAAAGAATTAACAAATGGAGGAAACAAAGGATTTTCTTATTTGGAATCTTTATCAACTGGAGGCTGTCAGCCAAATAATTTACTTTCAGATGAAGAAGCTATAGATTTAGTAAAAAATAATGAGGTGAATCTTCTTGAAGGATGATTTAGGAAGAAGTAAAAATAGAGGTTGCAATAATGGAAGAATATTTGTATCTACTAAAATTCCACAATATCAAATTAATAAAGATATGTGGATTAATCCGAATGCTTTGGATACTTTGTATGTTAAAAAAAGTTCTGATACTTCAAGAGCTAGTACAATAATATTAACAGATGACCCTCATCTATCAATTACATTACCTAGCAGTGGAATTTTTTCTATCGACGCATATCTATTGGTAACTGGGAATAGTTCTGGCGATATTAACACACAATGGAGTTTATCTGGTGTTTCTGTATTATCTGCTAGAAGTCCATGCATGGGAATGAGTATAGCAAGCACAGATGGACTTAATTGTTCTTTAAATACATTTGCTTCTTCTGTTGGAAGTCAAAATGCATTTGGAACTTATTCGACTACTTATCCAAATTCTATATTTGTCCATTTATTAGTTGAATCAAATTCAAGTGGTGGGTCTGTTACATTGAAATGGGCTCAAGCCTCATCACACGCAACCCCTACAGTACTTGAAAGTGATAGTTATATGATAATTAGACAATTGGCTGGCAGTGTATCTTTATTGAAATGGTATTCTGAAACTGATGATGAATGGAAATTTATGATTTAGAAAGGAGAAAATAATGGAATATATTTATACAGTTATTGGATTAGCTTTAGTAATCTCAGGAACATTTACATATGAAATTATAAAGAAAAAAAGAAAGAAGGCTAGATAATGGATAAATTACTAAAATTTATTTTACAAGTCTTAATTTTAATTTGTATAACTGTTATGGCTTGCTTTGGTATATTTGATGCAGATTCAATCAGTTTAGTTTTTGGAACTATTATTGGATATGCTTTTGCCGTTGCTAAAGATGCTTATGTCGGCAGTAAAGATTAAGAAAAGAGACTGATTACTTTACAGTCTCTTTAACTTCTTTTATTTGAAAAATATCTTCTATGCTCATGTTTAAAATTTTTGATATGAAAACTGCATCTGCTAATGAAAAACCTATTTCATTTTTAATTTTTCTGTGCAATGTTTCTGGAGTAATATTCATTTCAGAAGCTAATTCTTTTACTTTAATTTCTTTTCCAACTAAAATTGATTTAAATTTATTTGAATTAATTTTTATTTTCATTTTTCCACATCCTTATGAGCTTTTTTCATAATCTCAAGATTAGTTTCATACCAATTTGATTTTTGAATATTTTTATTATTATTTTGACTTTTAACTAATCCATTAATAATTTTATTCCAAAAATAAAACATCACTGTGATACATGTTAATATATGCAAATATACTGCCAAGCTTATTTGTAAATTGTTCATTTGAATCTCCTTGTTATATTTTATTATTTTTGTTATTATATAAGTGAATCTGAAAAATAAATGTTTCATTTGACCTCATATAATTTTATTGGGAGAAGTAGGTATTGTACCTACTTCTTTGCATTCTGCAATTTAAACATTTCTATAGTTTTATTTAGCCCAATATCTTTTATGAAATTATTTAATGTATTAATATTTTCTCTAATTGTTACAAGTCCTTCCTGATATAATTTTACAAAAGTATCTGGATCCATTCCAACAATTAATTCAAATAAAGTTTTATCAAAGCACTTTAGTTCGTTTTCGGAAACGCCTGTTTTCTCCACTTATCAATTCCTCCATCTTTTCTGTTTTTACCATTAATTCTAATTCAAATAAATATTTTTGGTTCCCAGTAATTATATATTTTGTCCATAATTCTTTAGGTTCCTTGCGATGCGATATGCTAATGTAGTAAATTAAACTTACAATACTCACATCCTCACTCCAATACTATTTATTTTTTTTAGAATCTTTGTTTGTGAAAGCATCTTTTACTTTTTTCGCTCTAAAAAAATCATTTTCATTTTTTGTATTTTTTATGTACTCAGGATCGTAATAGTATCCTTCACTATTACGATTATCAAGAATACCGTCACATTTTTCAGGTTTTCTTTCAGCCATCAGA